TGGCTGCCGGAGCAGTTCAAGACGCCGGAGGACCTGGCGAAGTCCTACACCGAATTGAAGGCGCGCATGGTCGAGACGGGCCTGCCGCCGAAGGACGCGACCGAATACAAGTTCGATCTGCCGGAGGGTGTGAAGGGGCTTGAGCTCGACGACGCCAAGATGATCGAGGCGCGCAAGGCGTTCCACGGCCTGGGCCTGACGCAAAAGCAGTTCGAGGGCGTGATGTCGGCCTACTTCTCGAACGTCGAGAGCCTGGCGAACTACGGCGCGCAGCTGGCGGCCACGCAGACCAGCGCGCAACTCGGGGCGCTGTGGAAGGTGCCGGCGGGCGAGGTGGTGAGCCACCCGAACATGACGGCCGCGATGAAGGCGCTGAACAGCTACGGCGACGAGAGGCAGCGCGCGGAGTTCATGAGCGGGGTCATCAGCGTCGCGACCGTGACCGACATTCTGGCCAAGGTCGGCCGCGAGGTGGGTGAGGACAAGACCCGCATCGCGGGCGAGGTGATCGCGCCGGAGACGCTGAACGACCTGATGAAGGTCGGCGGCCCGTACTGGAACGCGCAGCACCCGGACCACGAGCGGGTCAAGGCGCAGGTTGCCAAGCACTTCGCGGCGCAAGAGGCGATCAACGCGAGCAAGCGCAGCGCGTGAACCGATTCGCACACGGCAGGCGACGGCGGCGATTCAATCCGCCCCGTTGCATGCCGCGCGAACAACCCGACAAGGCCGCGCACCGCGTGCAGTGACTGACCGCACCCGGCCCGCGTAGCGGAACAACCGGAAGCGCGTCGAGCGATCGACAACCTTTCGGAGTTCACCATGTCATTCCAAGTCACCGAAGCGTTCGTCACGCAGTTTGCGACGAACTTCATGATGCTCAGCCGGCAGATGGTCAGCCGGCTGCAACCCTGCGTCCGCCTGCAGCCCGGCATCGTCGGCAGCGCCTACGCGGTCGAGCGCCTGGGCCAAGCCGAGTCGTACCAGATCGCCAGCCGCCACGCCGACACCCAGATGGTCGAGATGCCGCACTCGCGGCGCTTCATCGACCTGGCCCCGTTCGCGTGGGCCGAACTCGTCGACGAGCTGGACAAGAAACGGATGCTGGCCGACCCGACTAGCCCGTACCTGATGGAAGCCGTCGCGGCGCTCAACCGTCGCAAGGACTCCGTCATCATCGCCGCGATGAACGCCGCGGCGCGCACCAACACCGGCACCGCTGCGCTTCCGGGCGGACAGCAGATCGCCGCCGGTGGCACCGGCCTCACGCTCGCCAAGCTGCGGCAGGCGCGCGAGATTCTGGACGCCAACGAGGTGGCGATCGACGAGCCGAGCGGCCAGACCGATGCGGCGCCGCGCTTCGCGGTGGTGAGTGCGCAGCAGATCACCAACCTGCTGAGCGACACCACGATCACGAGCGCCGACTTCAACACCGTGCGCGCGCTGGTCAACGGCCAGATCAACGACTTCATGGGCTTCCGGTTCATCCGCAGCGGTCGGCTGCCGCGGGTGAGCACGACCCGGAGCACGTTCTTCTTCGGCCGCAACGCCGTCGTGCTGGGCATCGGCGCCGACATCGAGACCAGCATCGACGTCCGGCCGGACAAGAACCGCGCGCTGCAGCCCTACGCGCGGATGCTGATCGGCGCGGTGCGCGTCGAGGACGAGGCAGTCGTGCAAGTCGACTGCACCGAGACCTAACCCGCGGCCGAACCGAAGGAGAAAACGACATGCCCAACATCAACGGCGACGTGCGGACGGCGCAGACGGCCAGCCCGCCCGTCCAACTCAAGGTCAACCGCTTTCACGGTCGCGTACGCTTCGCCGAGTTCCAGGCGACAAACCCGGCTGCCGGCGGCGTGGCGATCGGCGAGGACATCGTGTTCGGCCGGCTGCCGCGTGGTGCCCGCGTGATCCCGCACCTGTCGCGGCTGGACTGGTCGGCCGGCGCCGCCTCGTCCACGGTGGCGATCGGCGACCCGGCGAGCACGGCGCGCTACCTCGCGGCGACCAGCGTGACGTCGGCCGGTGGTGCGCTGCTGGCCAGCCCGGCCAACGGCGCGGCCAGCTACGAGACGGTGAACGACACCGAAGGCAGCGCCGCGGACGACACGCTGATTCGCGGCCGGTGCGCCGGTGCGGCCATCGCGGCGAACCAGGTGTTCTGCCTGCGCATCGCCTACACGATGGACTGATCTTCGCGGCCTTCGAGCTTTCTTCGGAGCCTTGGGCCGGGCGCGGCGACGCTCCCGGCCCTTTTTGCTGATGGGGTGACATGGCGACGAGCAAGGTGCAGGTGTGCAGCAACGCGCTGCTGCTGCTGAACGATCGCACGATCGCCGACTTCAACGAGGACAGCGACCGCGCGCGACTGGCGTCGAACCTCTGGGACAACGCCCGCCAGTTCGTGCTGCGTGCGCACCCGTGGAACTGCGCGGTCCGCCGCGTCGCACTGGCGCCGGAGACTGACGCCCCCGCGTGGGACTGGGCACGGGCGTTCCTGCTGCCCGGTGACTGCCTGCGCGTGCTTGGCGTCGGCGCGCGCGGCGAGGAACCCGACTACGAGCTTGAGGGCCGGCGCATCCTGATGAACGACGCGGTGTGCCGCCTGCGCTATGTGGCGGACGTGGAAGACGTGGCCGCGTGGGACGCCGGCCTGGTCGAGGCGATGACGGTCTACATGGCGCACAAGTTCGCGTACCCGGTGACAGGCAGCGCGCAGCGTGGCAACGACCTGCTCGACACGTTCTCGGCGCTGCTGCGCACCGCCAGCGGGATCGACGGACAAGAGCAGCCGATGCCGGAAGTGGGCTCGTCGACCTTCGTCAACGTGCGCGCGCTGCCCGGCGCCTGGCGGTAGGCGATGCCGAAGCTGTCGCACGTCACGACCAACTTCACGGCCGGCGAGATCACGCCGAAGCTGTACGGCCGCGTCGACATCGAGAGCTACCCGAACAGCGCCAAGCGGCTGCGCAACTGCGTGGTGATGGTGCAGGGCGGCGCCAGCCGGCGACCGGGCACGCGGTTTGTGGCCGAGACCGGCTCCGGCGGTACCCGCAAGGCACGACTGATCGGCTTCGTGATCGACCGCTCGCGCAGCTACTGCATCGAGTTTGGGCACCTGTTCGTGCGCTTCTTCACGGACGGCGCGCCGGTGCTGTTCTTGGGTCTGCCGTATCAGCTCGACTCCCCGTACACCGAGGGCGAGCTGTTCGACGTGCGGTACGCGCAGATCGGCGACCTGATGGTGCTGTGCCATCCGAACCATCCGCCGCGCGTGCTCACCTGGTACGGCGACACGTCGTGGGCACTGACGACGGCGGAGTTTTTCCCGCAGCCGAGCGACGAGACCGGCGACTACTTCGGCGTGACGCTGACCCTGAGCGCCGCGACGGTCGGCACCGGCCGCACGGCGACCGCAGGCGCAGCGTCGTTCCAGCCGGCGGACGTGGGCCGCCCCCTGGTGAGCGGGCGCGGCCTGGCACTCATCACCGGGTTCACCAGCACCACGCAGGTCACGGTCGACATCTTGCAGGCGTTCGACAGCGTGAGCATCAGCCCGAACGCCTGGCGCATCACCGAAAGCCCCAAGACGAGCATCACGCCGAGCGCGAAGGAACCGCTGTTCGGCGCCTGTGCGCTGAACGCGGCGGCGGGTACGTGGAAAAGCGAGCACGTCGGAAATCAGGTGCTGGTGAACGGCGGGATTGTCGAGATCACCAGCATCGCCAGCGCGACCGTTGCCAACGGCCGGATTCTGGTGAAGCTGGCCGACGTGATCGCCGCGCCGTCCGAAGGGTGGGCGATGCAGCAGCCGGCGTGGTCGATCATCAACGGCTGGCCGCGCGCGGTGACGGTGTTCGAGCAGCGGCTGATCTTCGGCGGGTCGGCAGCGTTCCCGCTGACGGTGTGGGGCAGCCGCACCAATTCGTTCTTCGACTTCACGCTGGGCAGCGTGGATGACGATGCGTTCGCGTTCAAGATCGGCGCCGACGACGCCAGCCAGATCGAGCACCTGAACGCGATCCGCCAGCTTCTGGTGCTGACCTACAGCGGCGAATACTCGATGACCGGCGGCACGCAGCGGCCGATCACGCCGACCAACGTGCAGGTCCGGCCGCAGAGCTTCCACGGCGCCAGCGGCACCGTGCGGCCGATCCGGACCGAAAGCGAGGTGCTGTTTGCGCAGCGCGCCGGCCGACAGGTGAGGGCACTGGGCTACCGCTACGACTTCGACGGCTTCACGGCGCCGGATGTCAGCGTGCGGGCCGATCACATCCTCAGCCGCGGCATCGTCGACTTCGGCCTGCAGCGCGCGCCGCAGCCGGTGGTGTGGGTGGTGCTGGCCGATGGTGGGCTCGCGGCCTGCACCTACGACCGCGACCAGGCGGTGATCGCGTGGACGCCCTGCGATACCGATGGACAGGTCGAGAGCGTCGAGACCGTGCCGGCCGGCGACGTCGACCACACCTACCTGATCGTGCGCCGGATCATCAACGGCAGCCCGCAGCGGTTCATCGAACGGCTGGACGAGGACCGCGAGACCGATAGCTGCGTAGTGCAGACCAGCGGCACGCCGTTTACGGTGGTGAGCGGCCTGCTGCACCTGAACGGCAAGACGGTCGACGTGCTGGCCGATGGCGTCGTCCAGCCGCCGGCCGTAGTCAGCGGCGGGCAGATCACGCTTGCGCGCCCGGCCACCAGCGCCGAGGTCGGGCTGAACTACGTGAGCGAGTGGGAAACCCTGCCGCTGGAAGTCTCGGCGCCGCTGGGCAGTGCGATCGGCGCCAACATCAGCGTCCACAAGGCATTCGTGCGGCTGCTCGATACGGTCGGCATCCGCGTGAACGACCAGACCGTGGCGTTCCGCGAGCTGGGGCCGGCGCTGCTGGATCGGCCGGTGCCGCGGTTCACCGGCGACAAGGAAATCAGCACCAGCGGCTGGCAGAAGTCGGGCGGCGCGATCCGCGTCGAGCAGCGCCAGCCGTACCCCGCGACGGTGCTCGCGATTGCCAAGAAGGTGACGGTGAACGATGGCTAAGGTGCGCGCGGCAACCGCCGCCGATCTGCCGGCGATGGTGGCGCTTGGCGAGGTCATGCACGCGGAAGGGCGATACCGCACGGTCAGTTTCGACCGCGGGCGCGTGGCCGATGCGCTGGCGTTTGCGATGCGCGAGGGGATCGTGATCGTGGCCGAGAGCGGCGGCGAGCTGGTCGGCGGCGTGGCGCTGCTGATCGTGCCGTACTTCTTCTCCGCCGAACGCATGGCGACCGATCTGGCGCTGTTCGTGGCGCCTGGCGCCCGTGGTGGCGCGGCGGCGGTGAAGCTGGTGAGCACGGCCACCGATGCCGCCGTCCGTGCCGGCGCGCGGGAAGTCGTCTTCAGCAGCAGCGTCGGGATTGACCCCGAGCGGTTCGGCCACTTCATGACCCACCTGGGATTCATCCAGCAGGGCGGCGTCTACTCGATGGAGGCGTGATCGTGTGCATCTCGGCAGCGGCGGCGGCCTACTACGCGATGGCAGCGGCGGCAGTGGCATCCGCCTACTCAAGTTACGAGCAGGGTCGGCAGGAGGAAGCCAATCGGAACTATCAGGCGCAGCTGGCCGACGTGCAGGCGCAGGAGGCGCGCAGCGCCGCGCGCGCCGCGGCGGCCGAGACGCGCGAGGAAGGAGACCGCACGCGCGGCGCGGCGCGTGCCACGTATGCCGCAGGCGGCGTCAGCGGTGACGCCGGCACGCCGATTGTGATCGACCAGGACATCGCCGCGCGCGCCGAAGAAGACGCGCTCGCGCAGATTCTGCAAGGCGAAGCACGTGGTCGCGGTGCGGATGCCGAGGCGGCATTCATGCGCGCGCAGGCCAAGCAGTCGCGGCGCCGCGCCAACGTGCAAACCGGCGTGTCGCTGTTCCGGGCGGCGGCCAGCGCCTACACGATGGGCGCCGACAACAGCATCGTCGGCCACGACAGCACCGGCGCCGGCATCACCCGCAGCGGCCGGCAGATTTTCTAGGGGAGCGGCATGGCGCAGATCAACCTCGGCAACTTCGGCGGGCTGGTGGCGCAGCCGGCGGCGCAACCGCGCCTGCCAGCCGCCGCGCCGAACGCGCTGGCCGAGGGCATCGGGCGGGTCGGCGAGATCGTCGGCCGCGTGGCGATGAACGAGCTGCAACGGCAGCAGCAGATGCAGGACCAGCGCACGCGCGAGCAGTTGACGCTAGAGCGCGAGCAGCGCCGGGCGCAGGCGGCGCGCATCCATGCCGAGACGGTCAACACGCTGGCCGGCCTGTCGGACACGCTCAGCGCCGAGAGCGCAGACGGCCGCGTCGACAAGAACGACCTGCTGCCGCAGTGGGCGGAGCGGTCGCAGAAGGTGATTGACGAAGCCATCGGCCGGATGCCGCAGGAGATGCAGGACGCTGGCCTGACGCTGCTTATCGGGGCGCAGGGCCGCGGCGCCGACCAGATGCGCACGATCAAGGCGACGCGCGACCGGCAGGATACGGCGGCCGGCGTGCGCAGCTACCTGGCCGAGTCGGAGCGGTACGCGGCGCGCGGCGGGCGAGAGGCTGACGAGGCGATCCGCAACGTGTCGTCGTTCCTGTCGTCGCCGGTGGCGGCTGCGGCCGGGCTCGACGGGCAGGAGACGGCGCGGCGCTTCGCCGAGTCGGTGCGGTTCCGACAGGCGGCCGATATGGTGCAGGCAAACCCGGCCGGCGCGCTCAAGACGCTGCGCGACAAGGACCGGTTTTCGGAACTCGACCCCGACAAGCGCGCGAGCCTGATTGCGCATGCCGATGCGGCGCTGCTGCGGGCGCAGGAGCGAGCGCGGATCGAGGCCGAGCGCATCGCGCGCGAGCAGGAGCGGACGTTTCAGGGCGCTGCGGCGATCTTCGAGAGCGGCCGAGCGTTCTCGCCCGAGTACGGCGATCAGGTGCTGTCGCGGCTGAAAGGCTCGCCCTACGAGTCGGCGGTGCGCGAGATGATCCGCACCGGCCCGCAGAACGTCGCCGCGGCCACGCTGCCGATCCCGCAGCAGCGCCAGCAGCTGGACGCGCTGATGGCGCGCGCCAACACCGAGGGCACGACCCCGGCGCTGAACGCCGAGATCGCGCGCCGGCAGAAGGTGCTCGACGCCAGCGCGAAGGACGCCAAGGACGACCCGCTGGGCGCGGCGCTTGAACGCGGCGTGATTGCAGCGGTGGCGCCGCTGAACGTGGCCGACCTGTCGAGCCTGCCGGCGGCGCTGTCGCAGCGGCAGGAGGCCGCGCGCACCGCGCAACTGTGGAGTGGGCAACCGGTGTCGCCGCTGCGGCCGCAGGAAGCCGAGCAGTTGTCGCAGTCGCTGGCTGCGCTGCCGCCGGACCAGAAGGCCACGGCGCTGGCGTCCATCGGCGCGGCGCTGAACGACCGCGATCAGATCACCGCGCTGGCGCGCCAGATCGACGCCAAGGACAAGCAACTGGCGACGGCGATGATGTACGCCACGACCAAGACCAGCGCCGGCCGCTACGTGTCGGAGATCATCCTGCGCGGGCAGCAGGCGCAGCGCGACGGCAAGGTGAAGGAGGACCGCTCGCGCGAAACCGGCTGGCGCGCGGCCATTGCGACGGAGATCGGCAACGCCTACCCGAACGAGGAACTTCGCGGCCGGATGGTCGATGCGGCCTACGCGGTGCAGGTCGGGCTGGCTGCAGAAGGCGACCCGGATGTCAGCCGCGCGGTGCGCCTGGCGACCGGCGGCGTGATGACGCAGGCCGATGACTCCAAGGTGCCGCTGCCCTACGGCTGGACGGAGCGCGAACTGCGCGACGGACTGCGGACCTACCCGGCGACCAAGCTGCCGGCGCAGATGCGGGCCGGGCCGGCCACCCTGACGCGCGAGCAGTTGATCGAGCAGCTACCGGATGCGCTGCTGGTGCATGCCGGGCAGGGCCGGTACGCGATCCGCGCCGGCAGCGGCTTCATCACCGACGCAGGCGGCGGGCGGATCGTGCTGGATTTCTCAGGCAGCGGCCGATGACGAGCACGAGCGCGCCGATCACGGCCCAGATGATGAGGACCGCGGCGACCGACCAGCCGACGACGGGCAGCCCGGCCGGCCACAGCGCGTCGCCGTGCTCTGCCCATGCCGCACCGGCCGCGATGGCGACGATGCCGAGCGCGGCCAAGACGATCCAGAGCGAGGGGTAGCGGTTCATGCTCGACGCACTGTATCAGGACAGCACCAGCCGCGTGCTCGACGATATGCAGGCGCGGCCGATGCCGCGGCCGGCACCCGAACCCGGCTTCTGGTCGGGCGTGTGGTCGGCTGCGCCGCGCGGGTTCGCGGTGGCCGTCAACGAGACGGTGCGCACCGGCTTCCGGGCGATCACCGCCAATGCGGATGCCGTGATGCTGCGCCAGCAGCAGGAAGCCGACGACTTCACCGCGGAGGCGATCTTCAAGCGCCGGCTGGAACTGGCCGACGAGCGCAAGCAGGCGGATGCGCAGATGCGCGCGGCGGTCGACTACTGGCAACCGGACCCCGGCACGGTGGGCGCGGCAGCCGAGGCGGTGCAGGGCTTCACGCGGTTTGCAACGAAGGCGGTCGGCTACAGCCTGGCGGTCGGCCCGGTGGCTGGCGCGGCGCTGACCGGCGCAGACATCGGCGGTGCCGAGTACATCAACCTGCGCGATCAGGGCGTGGACGAGGCGACCGCGGCCAAGGTCGGCGCGGTGCGCGGCGCGGCGGCCGGGGTGACGGTGGCGTTGCCGGTGGCCGGGCGCGGGTTGGCCAGCACCGCGGCGCTGGTCGGCGTGGGCGGGCCGGGGGCGTTCGTGGCAGAGCAGGCGGCGGCGCGGAAGATCCTCGCGGACGCCGACTACAGCAAGCTGGCCGGGCAGATCGACCCGTTCGATCCGGTCGGCCTGTCGGTGGCGACCGCGGGCGCGGCGCTGTTCGGGTTCGGCGCCTTCGCGCTGCGCGGAAGCGGGCGCGCGAAGCCCAAGGGGGAGCCGGCCGCAGAACCGCGTCAGGTGCCGCCGCAAGAGGCTGTCGACGCGGCGCAGCTCGTGGTGGCGCGCGAGGTGGCCGATCAGCAGGCGCTGGCGCGGCCGGGCGACCTGGCGGCCGACGCCATCGAGCGGCGCGCGCAGGAGCGGGCCGTGGCGCAGATGGCGGCCGGCGAGCGGGTCGACGTGGCCGATACGGTGCCGCTGCGGCCGGGCGACCCGATGCCGGCGCCGCTGGCGCAGATGATCGCGCGAGTCGACGAGGTAGCCGCCGAGGCGCGAGCCGCCGAGTCGGCGCCGTTCTTCGATGAGGCATTCCCGGAGCTGCAGCCGGCGCCGGTACCGCTCGATCAGGTGCTGGCCGACGAGGCCATCCGCGGGCAACTGACCGGCATGCGCGAGGACACCGGGTGGGCGCAGGAGGGTGGGCGCATCCTGCGCGAAGATGGCGAGGATCAGATGTCGGCCGTGGTCGGCCGCACGACGTGGATCCCCAACGCGGAATGGTGGCCGGGCCGCCCCAAGGGGCTGACCGAGGCGCAGGTGAAGCGCGCGATCGACAAGGCGCTGGCCGGCGAGAAGCTGACCAAGCGCGAGACCGACATGGTGCGTTACCTTGTCGACGTGGCGGCCGAGCGCGAGCGGTCGCGCGACTGGTGGCCGGAGCCGGACGACCTGCGCGCAGTTGATGCGCCGGTGGACTCTGGCGAGGCGGCGATGGTGGCGCGCGCGGCGGCGCTGGATGAGGGCCGGGTCGAGGACTTGGCGCGGCAGTTCGAGGACGACGGCGCGGGCTTCATGCGCGCGATCAAGGAGTGGCTGGATGGCGAGCAACCCGCGAGACCTGCTGAAGGTGGCGCAGCGAATCAACCAGCGCCGGGCGCAGCCGCCGCGCGCACCGGCGCCCGCCCCGACCCCGGCGCCGCCCGAGCCGGCCCCGTCGCCCCCGCCGACGCCGGCCTCGTAGCCGCTGCCACGCGCGTCGACCCGGCGCTGCAGGTCGAGCTGCCGGACGGCACCCGGACCACGGCCGCCGACGCCCTGCGCGCGATTCAGGAGCAGGCCGCCGCCGAAGTGAACGACGCTCAACTGCTGCAGGTGGCCGCGGCCTGCGCCATCGGAGCCTGACATGGCGATCTCGCCCAAGTGCGTGCAGCAGATCAATACCGCCGCCGGCCGCACGCTGACCGACGCGCAGCTGGCCGACATCGAAAGCCGGCTGCGGCGCACGCAGACGATGCTCGCGCGTGAGGACATCAACGTCTGGCGGGGGCTGAGCGCAGACCAGCGCCTGACGCTGGCGGCCGCGCGCGCGATGGCGGACATCAAGGCGGAGGCCGAGCGCAAGGTGCGCAACGCGGCGCTACAGGTGCTCAAGACCGCGGCGACCGAGGAACGGATCGGCGTGCATCAGCGCCTGCACACCGGCGAGACGCGCACGCGGGCGCTGGTGCGCGATCTCGAACAGACCGAGGTGCAGGTGTCGGCCATCAAGCGCGAGATGACTGCCGGGTTGCTGGACGCGCTGCGCGCCGCCGGCAGCAAGCAAGGCGCAGGCGTCGGCCGCCAACTGGCGATGATGCTGTGGGACGTGGACAACCCGGCGATGACGCGCGACCTGGCATTCGAGGTGTTCCGCGGCGCCGATGGTTCCACAGGGAACAAGCTGGCGCAGGCGGGCGCGCGCGCGTGGCTGGACACGATCGAGGCGGCGCGGGTGCGGTTCAACGCGGCCGGCGGCGACGTGGGCCGGCTCGACTACGGCTACCTGCCGCAGCCGCATGACCAGATGCGGGTGCAGCGCGCCGGCCGCGATGCGTGGGCGCAGCAGATGCTGCCAAAGCTGGACCGCTCGCGCTACCTGAACGCAGACGGCGCACGCATGGACGATGCTGCGCTGCTGGACTTCCTGCGCGCGAGCTGGGACACCATCGCCACGGGCGGGAGCAACAAGCGCGAGCCCGGCGCGTTCGCCGGCAGCGGGGCACGTGCCAACCGCGGCGCCGAGTCGCGCGAAATCCACTTCAAGGACGGCGACGCCTACCTGCAGTACCTGAGCGAGTACGG